ATACCCAACAGCAGCGGCATCATGGTGCCCGTGTCCATTGTGGGGAACTTGACCGGGTGACCGGCCAGCGCCGAACCCCACTCAGCCAGCGGGCCGACGACGAATTGGACGGCGAATCCTGCGCCGCACACCCAGCCGATGGCAGGCCGCCAGCCGGATACAAAGATACTGGAGCTTGCCGCTTCAATTTTGTTGATGTCCATCTGCCCGGTGATCTGGGCCAACTCTCCGCTCTGCTGAAGTTTGAGTAGTTCCAGCTTAGCAGCGGCTTGCTGCGCCGGGTCGGGCAGAACTCGGTCTAGGACTTTGCCGCCGATGTCAAGCATCGCAGATATGGGGTCAAGGGACATTAGGTTTCTCCTCGTCTATGTGCGAGCCTACTTTAAGGCCCGATAGCCAGCCGATCAAGCCACCGATAATGGTCTGAAAGGCGGGGCCGATGATCTCAAAAATCTTGGTGTTGTCTACTTCCTTGACAAACAAACCGTGGATCAGCGCCCAGATTAAGGACAGCACGACAGCGCACAAGGTAGCGGTGACCATGTAGGTCACTATATTTACAAGTTTGTCTTTATCGTTCATCTTGCCTTCTCCATGATCTTGGCCCGCAAGGCGGGGCTATCAGCAGTGCCAGCCCACTCGGGCAAAGCGTTCCAAATAGCAGTGTAATCGTCCGCGCTGCATGATGTCTTATCCAGCCACGCCAGCATGGCCTTGTGGCGTTCTGACGGGTCGTGCGTTGACCAGGCTATGGCATACAGTTCTTGCACCGCGCAGCTTGGCTGCTTGGGTTGCGGCTTGGGCTTCTTGGGCGGCTCCGCATTTAGGATTAACTTGTCCTGGGCGACCGATACCGTGACCAGCGCCAAAAAGAGTATGACGCCGCGCATTAATCATTTGTCTACTTTGTGATCGAGTTTGTCAAAAATCTTGCCGAGCATCTCTTTGACTTCCCGCATATCGTCTTTGTAGTCTTGACGGGCCACATAGATTGTGGGCAACTTGGACAAGTCGGTTTTAAGGTCTTGCACCGCTGTCCACAACTCGCGGGCGAACCATCCGGCCACGGCCATGCACGCGCCCAAGATGAGGTTGATTGTTTGCTGATCCATCATTGTGCCAATGCGTTTTGGTTTTCGGGGGCCAATACGTTAACCGCGCCGGGAATAACCCCGCTCCACTTAGTTGGGTCGGAAATCAATTGCAACACTTTGCTGCGCTCGTTGGCGGGTAGTGTGTTAAGTAGATCGGCTGCGCCCTGCGGTGTTTTAAATGCTTCGGTCAACGCCCGCATGGTTTTGTTGCCAATTTTGTTTTCTAGAATTTGGATTGCTTTATTGGTTGTTGCGGCCACTGCGGTAATATACGACGGCAGGCGCACTTTAGATAGGTGCTGAGTTAGCAATTCCTTGAGCGCGTCTTGACCTTCAGCTACTTGTGTTTTGATGTTGGCCTCACGTACAACTTTGGACGCTTGGTCGCGTAACACGTTAAGCGTGTTCTCGCTAACATCTTTGGCTATGTTGTAACTGCCAGGACCAAGAATTTTTTCAACGGTATCAGGGGAGTTGCCTTCAACCAAACGAACAAACTCGTCTTTGTTTGTTTTAAACAAATCCAATGCTTTGCCGGACAATTTCTTTTCCGCAATTTGTTGCGCGCCTTTGGCATACGCGGCCAAGTAATCTTTATATCCGACGCCGCCCGCGTTGACAATCGCGTCGTCAATAACGGGCTTGAGCTTGGTCATAACCGACGCGGCTAAGTTGCGTTGCGTAGTTGCGTCCGCGCCAGGGTTCAATTGACGAATAGCGGCGTTGACCGAGTTTTTACGGATGGCATCTAAAGCCACGGCGTCGATTAAACCGCCGCTGGTTGTCCACTTGGCAATGTCATCTGCGACATTTTTTACTGCCGTAGACATGATGTCGTTACCGGCAAACTCCGGCGCTGTTGCCAAGCCTTGTATTTTGCTTACGAGCGCTGGCGCGTTTAACGGTTTGATGCCAACAGAACGCAGACTGTCCGCTGCGCCTTGCGCCAGGCGCGCGCCTTGGCCCAAGTCCAGCGATGCGTTAGCCGCTTGCGATGACCATTCATCTGCCATCCGAGCCAAGTCGCCTTTATATGTGTACTTGGTAAAGCCCACCGGCAGACCTTTTTTGATCAACTCAAGCCGCGCGGCTGCTTCAGCCACATTTCCGGCGTTGACCAACCGGCGCACATCAGCCACTGCGGACGCCGCTTGGTCGCTCAAGCTGCCAGCACGGGCTTCTAAATCAGCCACGTCTTGGCCTAGATTGGCGCGAGCCAGCGCGGTGTCGCGCATTGGCGTGGTGACCGCGCCTAGCCTAGCTTTGGCCTCAAGCGATGCGGCTTTTACGTCAGTCGCGCTAACGCCGCCCGCCAATTTAGCCAATTCATTTACGGCGTCTTGCTCGTTCATGTTTTTGAGCGTCAACGTGAACTTAGGATCAGCCGCCAACCGGCGTTCAATTAAGGCTTGCCAAGTTGGGTTGGTAATGCCTGCGGTTGCTTGTGCGGCAGTCACGTTAGCGGGAGCGCTACGCAAAGCATTAAGCGCGCTAGGTAAATCACTGGCAAGCGCATTACGGGCAATGTCAGCCGCTTTTTGTTGCGGCATCTGGCGCAAGTCCATGACAGCGCCTGCGGCCTTGCCAAGCAAAGGCGCAACTACACGGCCACCGGTTTCAAATGTTGCGCCCTCCAACACGTTTTTAATTGGCTGGGTAATGATTTCAGCGCCTTGCGGCGCGGGCTGCATACCCATAGCCACGTCAGCAACGGTCATCCCTTGCTTGGCAATACCATACCCCAACCCAGCCCCACCAACGGTGCCCAATGGCCCCATAGGCGTACCCAAAACCGCACCGCCTGCTGCACCTAATGCTTCTAGCGTAGGAGCCACATAAGGACGCGCTGCTTGGTATATCTTTTGGCCTGTAGTCAATTCTTGACGAGGGGCCGTAGGCATACCTTCACTAGGCTTGGGTGCGGCACCAAAAGTTTGGGCGGCAAACGTTTCTATTTGCGCGGGCGTTGCGTCATCTGGGCCTTCAAAGACGTGCACCGCGCCGTCTGGGCCTTGAACACGATATTTTGTAGCCATTATTCTTTACCTAAATATTTAAACCCGCCTGATCCTTGTGGTGCAGCGCTGCCGCCCGTCTTATATTCGTAAGTCATGTCGTACGCATCGCGCACGCGCTGTTTAGACGTGCGGGCTGCGACAGCCGCGTCTTTTAACGACCTGCTTAAATCGGTGGTGTCTTGCGTACGGTTAATCGGCGCAAACGCATCGCGCAAATACTGACCTTCTTGGTTTGATACATTGCCCAACGCGCCGCCAGTGGGCGATGACGCGCGCATATTTTGCAACTCTTGAAAGCCACCTCGAGCAACAATACTGTCGTACAACGCTTGCGCTGCTCTTGCGTCTTTGGTAATTGCGGGTGTGCGACCGTAGACCAAACCTGAAATTCCAGACAAGCCAGGGTGAGTTGCCAACCTTTCCAAATCAGTAGCTAACTTTTCCGCGCTTGATTCAAACGTCTTAACCGCAGATGTAGCGGCAGGGAATTTAGATTCACGCGCTTGAATTTCTTTTGGGGGTAAGCCTTCCATTGCACTTGCAGGCGTCATTTTTCCTGACAGCGCTTGCTCTCTAGTAACGTACACAGGCTTTCCAGTTACAGGATCAACGACAGCGACTGGTGCTTGAGGTTGAGCAGGCGCAGCAGGAGCGCGGCCAGCTTCTTTAAGTTTTCTTTCGTAGTCAAATATAGACCCCGTAAATCCTTGACCTACGGCGGCTTGATAATTCGCCATAAGATCAGTTACTTTAGGTTTTTCAACCGCAGCCGGTGCCGTGTAAACGGGCACACCATCTTTTAGCACAGTTGCTCCAGGCGCTGCGTTTTGATAACTAGGCGCAGCCGTTAACCGTTTGCTAACATCATCGGCTGTTTTTAACAAACTATCTTTTACTTCGGCTGAAAATTGTGCCGGAAGTATGCTTGCTAACTGAGGTATGTTTTTGGCAGTCAAAGTCCTCCAAGCATCATACGAAGGTTGGTCATTGACGCCAACCAAAAACGAACGATGGTTGGCTAAATTAGTTTTTAGGGCTTCTGCTTGTTGTGCTTCTTGCGTTGCTTTTTGCGCCGCAGCAGTAGCAGCTTCTTTACGATACGCAATACCCATCGTTGGGTTTACTTTAAACAGTTGCGATTCATAGTCAGGCGAAGTTGGGTCGAGTTGCCGTAGCGCGTTGCGCTCCATGTTCGCCGCTTGCATCTCCTGCATCTTCATCTGGTTCAACTGGTTTGCTTGCTGGCCCTGCTGCAACTGTTGCATCTTGCCGTATTGCGCAAATGGGTCAACCGGCGCTTGGAATTGAGCGCCTTGGGCGATAAGTGCGTTTAGATCAGCCATGATTAGCGTCCTTGATAGGTTCCATCGTAATAGTTCACGTCATACCCAGGCATACTTATAGGGCCGCTTTGTGGCGTTTGATAGCGCTTTAAAAAGTCGTTAAAGTTCTGTTGATTCTGATATGAACTTGCCGCCGTGCCAAGCGCATTGTTTATCGTATTGCCCACGCCTAACTGGCCTGCGCCAATTGCTTGGCCTGCTTGCGTTATTAGATTGCCTGCATTGACGCCGTACTGGCCCGCAGCCGAGCCTTGGTTAGATGCCGCCGATTGACCCGAAGCCATCAAGTTGCCCAAAGGCTGAAGTTGATTTGAACGATTTGTTTGATAGCGGTTAAATGCGTTTTGGTACTCTTGTGAGCCCATGTCTTGGCCGTAGCGAGTTGCAGCCTTCAAAGCACCGCCGGAGATCAAACCGCCCCGAGCAGCGGCAGACCGCTCAAGTGCTTTTTGGCCTTCGCCCAAACGAAATGCATAGCCTGGGTCTGCTTGGTAGTCGGCCATGCTAAAGTCTTTGGCGTACTTGCCGTATCCTTCTGCGCCAGGGGTGCCACCAAGGCCCAATAACTCCATCAGTCGGTTTTGCCCTGTAAGACCAGCTTGGCGGTAAGGCTCTTGCCCTGCCATTTGTTTGTCAAACATTTCCTTTTGAAGAGCGGCGGCGCGGTCAGCGGCAGCGGCTTGCGTATCAGCGGCTTGGCTAGCACCACGTGCGGACATTGCGCCGCCGAGTAGTGATGCGCCAGCGGTTATTCCTGTGACTGGATCAGGCATTATTAAACTCCTCAAAAGCGTAAAATTCGCGTATTTCGCGGGATACTTTTCTCATGTGGTCGTACCCACCTAACAAAAATGCAGTGGCGATATGTATCTCAATTCCAAAGTTTCGGGTGTGAAACGCAAGGCTACGAAAACGCTTCTCGTCGCTGTTGCACATCTCATTGGAGTCGTGAAAACCGTTAATTGACGCCATGATAAGCGGTTGGTAATAAGTATACTTTGCCACAAACCAAGGGTTGGCGGGAAGCGCAAACATCAAGGATGTAAACACGCGATTGATATGGTCGTCGGTAATTTCTACGTCTTTGTCAATTAAGTCGTCCCACAACTCTACGGCGTCAAAAAACCGATTTACAAAGTCAATGGCGTCTTGATTCCCCAAAAACCATCGGTTTTTGTTTTCTTGATTGGCTATCTGCCAGTCTTCGGACATGACGGGCATCAAGTCACCTCACGCCCAGAAACGCGGATGTTGATCGCGCTGGCAGTGCCAGCAATGGTGCTGATAAAGTCGCCAACACCAAGCACTTGGCCCACCAGTTCAGGGAAGGTGTAGACCTCAGAAGCCTGAAGCGTCTTGGTCTTGGTAATCAAGTTGGTGTTACCCGCAGAGCCAGACACGGTGACCAAGTTCACGCTGATCGTAGCTGCCGTGGCAGTGATGTTAGTCGCGGTGAACTTGTCGATGATGGCCGTGACGCCAGTTGCGGTGTACTGGGTTGTTTGGGTTGCTTCGGCAAACTTTGCGGCTACAAGGACTTTTACTGATACGGTCATGGTTTACTCCAAAAGCAGGTTGTTGTTAGCGGCCTGTTGCATAATGACCCAATTTGTGCCGTCAGACACCATTGTCGCCCAATTTCCTACAACTGCCAAGAGGATTGCGGTGCCAGCCGTCGTGCTATCAATCAGCACCACGTTGCTTGACGCAGACACCAAAGTCTGAGTTTGCAAGTTTTTAAATGTCAAATAACGGCCAGAATATACAGACGCCGAAGGCAAGGTTACCGTGCAAGTTGATCCTGACTTGTTATTGATAAGCCAAGTCTCGTTAGCGGCAACAGTAAAGTCAGCCGTTTTGGTAACTGGGGCGCTTGAAAGCGCCGCAATGCTTGCGGTGATTAAGCCAACGTCAACAATCGGCTGCACTTGCAAAGCCTCAATCTGCTTTTGCATTTCAGCAGTTTGAGACACCAAGGCAGAGCAGCAGTCGCCCAATACGTCAGGCGCAGGCAAAGTAATTACTGGCGGCAGGGTTTGCAATTCTTGATTGACCGAGCGAAGCGCTGCATCGTAGGACGCAAGCAAAGATTCAGAACTGAACGTAAGCCCTGAATCATCAACAACAGCAGACGCGATGTTGTTGAGTGACAAGAAAAACAAGTACCAAGCGCGATCAATCAGATTCGTGCGAGGGTCAATTAGCGGCACACGCGGTGGCGTGATCGGCGTTGGATTTGCATTAGGGCTAGGCATTTGTTGGACTCAAAATGAGTTCAGCGCCCATGATTGTAATTTTTACAGGATCAGTGCCTGACAGTTCGTACACACGGTCACGCAGCTTTAAAGTCATGCCCAGCCGACGCCAAAAGGTTCGATGACCATACGCACCAATTTTGCCAACTGGCGACCAATGTTCATTGCTCCAAGTATGGCCGCCATCGTCTGACCAACGGAGCATTACTTGTGGATCGTAGCCTGGTGCAGCCGGATAAGCCGTGGTCACTAAGTTGTACCCGCTAATATCGGTATCCGACAGTTCGTATTGACCTAAAGGTTCAGAGCCGTCCCCAACTTCGGTAGTTAAAGTAACACCCGATTGCGTCACTAAAAACGTTTGTACGTATTCAGCTATAAGGTCTAACCCTGATTCAGTGTCAATATTTTCACTGTCATACCCAGGGTACAGATTTAGCCCCACGCCTGTTTCACAGTCCAGTTGCAAGCTGTGATGCGCCGTGCGCTTCAAATTGTTTTGGCCGGTCGGCAGCGCCCGCCATGAGCGCAACCACTTTTGAATGCTGCCATTGTCCGAATAATCGTCCAAATCAAACGCATAGATGTTGCCGTTCTCAAAGTCGCCAACGACAATCTTGTTGTTGAACGCCATTTGGCAGTTACTGCGGTGGCGGGTAAATTCACCCTTGTCAAAGCCCGCACGCTCATGCCAGGCTTGCGTTGCCGCGTCATAGACCCAACTGGTGTTGGCGCTAGGGAAAATCAGCACATAAAAACTGTGGCCGTCTTGTTGGTATGTGTACGCAATAGCGTCCGTCAGGTCAGCGTATTGCTGAATCTGCCACTCAACAGCGTGAGTAGAAATGCGAACGCCCGAATAGCCGTTGGCGCGGTAGACAATACCTTGACCCCGGCGGTCACGGCCAAGCCAAAAAATGCCGTTGTCCATCTTGGCTACAGAAAATGGAGCCGCGCAGCCTAACTCGTTAAACGCGCCTTGGATGCGTTGCAAGGGGAAGTCTGTAGCGCCAGAGTCGTACCAAACCTCAATAGAGTTTGTGCCAAAGGCCCACACCTCGCGGAAGTTGGACGTTACGGCCAGTAGGCCATCAGGTGAGCCTTCGGTGCTGACAAACTCTAGTGGGTCTATGGATGTGCCGTCCAGCAACTGAGTCACCCACATCAACTGGCTGTTTGGCTCGTTGAACACAAAGTAACCATCCAGATAGCAGACAGTTGCAGCGCCAGGGAAGTCAGGGTCAGTGATCTGACCAAAGGCGTTTGTGGTGTTGTTGTAAATGTAACTTGGGCCATTGGCCGCAATAAACAACTGTGTGCCATTGTCGGCCAAACTGACAGGGCCGGTGCCAGCTACCGTGCCAAGCAGTGTGGCTGCATACGAAGTGTTAATCTTGTACAACTCGGTGCCCGACACCACAAAGGCCGTGCTGTCGCTAGATGAGAATGCCCACAGTCCTCGGATCGGGCCAGTGCCTACCGTTGAAAGTAAGTTAAGCCCCGGCGCGCGGTTCAGAAAGCCTGGTTCCTTGCCTGCCTCGGGCACGATCTCGGGGAACAGGTTAACCATGCGGGCATCCGCAGCATTGACGCTGCGGGCCACATAGGTTGAACCAAGGATGGGTGTTTTCATTAAGCCGCAACTGCTTTGATAACCGCAAAGTTAAATACGGGCGTTTCTGTAGTCGTGCCGCCAGTGGTGCGGAATGTAATGTTGAAGCTACCCGCTGCCACAGCAGTAACCATCAAATCGTACAAGTCAGTACCTGACTTTTGATTCAAGATGACAACATCAGTCGCCGCCACAGTGCTGTTGGTCACAGTAAAAGTTGCCGCCGTCGTTGTTCCTGCCGCGCTAAACATGGTAATTGCGCCTGCCGTCTTGTTAAGCGTTACGCCTGTGGTGCGGCTGGTCAATTGCGTAACCGCGCCGCCAGCGCCTGTTGCGTAGCCTACGCCTGCCGTGCCAGATGAAGTGACTGCACCAGTTACCGCTAAGCTTGTGCCTGTAGCTGCACCAATTACAGGCGTTGTAAGCACCATACTAGTACTAGTGCAATTTGACAAATTACCGCTTGTTGGCGTACCCAATACAGGCGTAACCATAACCATACTGGTACTGGTACAAGCGCTGATATTGCCACTGGCAACAGTACCCAACGCAGGCGTCACCAATGTGGGGCTGGTAAACAGCAGTGCGTTGGTCACTTGCTTAGTTGTGCCGCCTTGCACAATTGGCAAGACATCGGTTGTGGCCGCAGCAGTTGCAACGGGAAGAGATGAGATTGCGATAGTTGCCATGTTAGTAGTTTCCTGCGTAAATGTTAAAGCGTTGACGAGTCGCCACAATAGCGTAAGGCATAGACATCACATCGTCAGGGTTGTTGATGCGCTTCAGATTGCGCTTGCTGGTCATAGCAATGCGCTGCACTTGGGGGCTGGGCTCTACGCCAAACTCAGGCGCAATCTCGCAAGCTAAGTTGTACGTGAACGCCCGTAAATAACCCGGCGGGAACAAAATGTTGGTCGCCAAGTTGGCGGGCTGGGTTAATTCTTCAACGCTGATAAAGTGCCACTCCAAGTCTCGTGTGGGCTTGGGATAGATGTACATATCCACATCAGGATACGTCATGTTGATAAACAGCACTTGCGGGTAAGTAGACGTAACCGTCTTAACAGCAATACCATCGTACTGCTGCTGGTTAATCATTTTTATCCCGAAGCTGACATTGGTGCCTGGGTCGCGGTAGTAGGTCGCGTCATCCAGCAAGATGGGCCGGTTGCCTACGAAATTGCCTGTTGGGCCAAGGGTACGGTTGATAAAGCCAGCAGGCCAAGTAAACACTTGGTCTTGAGTGCTGAACACCGACAGCCGCTCAGTATTCCAGCTATCAATCATCTGGTTTAGCGCCATCAAGCTGTCTTGCGACACTGACGCAGAAGTAGTCTCGCCTTCGGCCAGCACGCCAAGCAAACGAAGGGCTCGGTTAATCTGATCGCCAGCGGTGTATGTCGCCATGACTAGGCTCCTTCGGGTTCGGTTCTACGACGGCGCTTTACTTCCAGTGCGTTAACAGGAGCCGCCTCGGTAACTTTGGGCGTATCCTGAGTATATCGTGTCCAGCCGTTTTGTTCATCGTATTCGGCTTCAAGTTCCATAGTGGCAACTTTGCGGCCATGAACGGGGTGAGCAAGGTATATTTCCATAAATGAAAGGGGAAGTTTTTGACCTCCCCTTCCTTTTAGCTTGCGCCGTGGATAATGGCGTAATTAATGATGACAGCTTCAGAGTATGAAGTTGCAGCAGTCAAGTTTCGCAGCGTAATCAGCGCAGAACCAGCAGCCAAATAGGAAACGTAAGTGGTGTAAGCACCAGCCGCGCTACCCGTGGTATTGCTAGAAACGCACACAATGATTGTGTCATTGATGGAGATCGAGCTATTGGTCAAAACAAACGACACAGCAGTGGCCCCTGCCAACGCTGCATTGTTCATTGTGATGCGGCCAGCGCTGTTATTCAGCGTCACGCCGGTTGATTTGCTTGTGGCTTGAGTCACAGCACCTTGGGCTGCTGCTGAGTACCCAAGTTCTTGGGACGCATAGCAAGTAGTGAATTCGGGGTCGCTATACGCGACGCCTACCGCTTGAGTATTTGGCATATTGGTTCCTTAAAGAACGGGGCCGAAGCCCCATTCAGGTTTACTTCAAAAACGCCGAGTAAGCAGCGTCACCAGTTTTCACAAAACGGTATGTGTAAGCACCGAAACGTGGAACGGTAACAGAACCGAAGATCGTAATACCAGTACCAGTTGTAACAGGTACGGTAGACGATGTGCCGGAGTCGTTGTTGTTGCAAATAATCAGATCAAAAGACGAACCAACTTTAGCACTTGTGATGGCTGCGTCAAGCAACGCTGCGGTAGGCAGCGTAACAGTCAACGTAGCATCAGAAGCCTTTTTGCAAACAACCAAACCAACCGCCACTTGAGCAGCGGTCAACGTAGTGTCCGCAGTCAAAGTGGTGGGGATGGTTTGTACGCCCAGTAGGGCTTCAGTCAAATTGCCGTCACCAACTTGGTAACCGCCTGCGCCATTAGGAAAAGCCATGATAAATATCCTTTAGAAAGAATTGATTAACCCCAGATGCGGCAGGCCATCTGTGGACGAATGGTGCTAAAGCCATACAGTACGTCAATACGGCAAGGCATACGGTCATTGTTGATGTCGTACTGACGAACAACGCGCAAGCTGATACCGTTATGAATTGCGCGTGCAGCCATGTCAACGCCTTGAGGCAGCAACAAGTCAGCGGTAGCAAACGTAATGGCGTCCTTGTGATAGACCAAGTTCTGTGCGTAAGCAGTAGAAGCGGTGCCCACAAAGGTCACAACAGCGTTGATCAGCGGCAGGGCGGTCATGGTAGCCAGTGCGTGAGCAGCGGAGTACATGGGAGCCACAGTCACAGTCCAAGTGCCAGACACAGCGGTTGCATCAGCCAGAGCTACAAACTGGAACAACGAACCAGTGGTTTCACGGGTTTGCGGATTCACAGCAAAAACGCTACCGCAAGTAAACACATCGCCAGCCTTGATGGTCGTGGTTACGGATGCTTGCGACAGGCTCAAAGTTGAAGAACCTTCCGAAGTCACCGAAGCAGCAACAATCGTAGCAGCCGTAGCATCGCGCGAACCAGTAGTGAATTGCTTGATGGATTGGCTCATGTTGATTTCTTCGTAACCCAACACGCCAGTACCCATCATGCCGTTTTTAAACTGCTTGCTGATAGTGTCGGTAGGATTGAACAAACCTTTCATGCCTTCAACCAAACCAGCGTTTGCAGCGGGGTTAACCGTTGCATAGCGGGGCGACATCGTAGCGGCGTTTTCATTCAGCTTCTGTTGGGCTTGTAACAGCACCAGAGAAGTCGAAGGAGTCGTGCCGGGGGTGCCGACAGTGTTACCGATAGTTTTGAAGCTGTTAGCAACGTCAGCATCAATGCTGGAGGCCAACTGGCTGATACGAGGCTTTAACACACGCTCTGCGAAGTCATCCAATTGCATGGTCAATTCAGCAGATGTAAAGTTGACACCAATGTGCTTTTGGGTGGAAACGGTCAAAGTGGTAAACTGCTCGTTGTCGTCCTGAACTTGCAGG